ATAAAATAAACTTCTTCCTGATTTATTCCACAACACAGATCTAATGTAATAATACAAATATGAAGTTGACGGGATGGGATCTTTTACAACTTTAAACTTTTTCGGAATGTACGTTAACTCATCTCCAAACTCTAAAAAATTGTAAAGATTAGTGTTAAAATCTATATACACTTCTTCTTTGTGATCCTGATATCTGTAACTATTAATTTGATATAGAATAGCATCATCAATAATACCACTATCACAGCCATATTGCAAAATGCAGAACTCTTTAAGGTCATAGTAAAAGTCTAAATTATTAAAAATTTTATTTAAAATATCATAATGCTTAATACTAGTATAGTTATTTAAATGCGATAAACAATTATTTTCAATAGGATTTCTCAGTCTTGAAAAGTCTTCATGTAGAATATGTGTTTTATCTTCTAATATGTGGTTTAAAAAATCTTCATAGAAATTAGTAATTTTAATATTATAAACTTTATTTAAAGTATTTGCGATAACGTTAGTAAAAAGAAGTTGGTGAAAAGAGAATATATACCATTGAAATAAAAAGAGTTTTAAAAGCTTACTTCTTGGTAAAGTTTTAGTTCCAACCACAATATATTCATATTCCTTGGCATATTCGTCTGAAAAAGAACTTTCTGACCTTAATATATCTAATTCATATTTTTCAATGTATGATTTCTTAGCCATTTCAGAGTTCTTAAGAATTTGTAGGTGTGAATAAATGTAAGGAAGATCGTTTGTAATAACATATTCTAACAGGTCTAAATACGATTCATATGTTTCTAAGGGTAATCCAATAATAAGCTCTGTAGAAACAGGAAGTCCTGCATCTTTTGCAGTAATAATAATGTTTTCAAAATTAGTCCCGTCTAGATTTTTTCTTTTTATTGCGACTAATGATTCTTGGTTAATGGTTTGGATAGATGCGGTAAATCTGCGAAATAGTCCAGAGTCAATGAGCTTTTTAGCGATTTCTACGGTTTCTATCTTCATATTCTTATTCCAAGAAGTTGACATAATCTGGGGATATCCAGTTTTTTGTTTAAGATCAATCATCTTATCGACAATTAAGTTATCACGCTCAAGAAAGATACCAAAGTTTGCATCTGCTAAAGTAATAAATTCAACTTTATTTTTTGCAGTCCACTCTAATTCATCAAAAACTCTGTCTAATTTAAATCTTTTTACTTTAGATTGAGTTAATGAACCCCAGTCGCAAAAAGTACAAGAAAAAGGACAACCTCTATTTGTCTCTAAGGATATATTAAACTTAATGTCTGGGTTTCTTTTAATCATATCATCAAATACTCCGGAGGTATAAGGAGAGACTATACCTTCCAGGTTATTAATACGTTTAAACCCTCCTTTAAAATATTTATCAGTCAACCAAGAAACATTACATAGTTCAAAAGTAGGAGAATCTTTTAAAAATTCTAAAAGAATCTCAGAAAAAGTAACTTCTCCTTCGTTATGAACAGCTAGGTCAATCCAAGGATATCTTTTTAGAAAGTTTTTACTATTATCGGGGACAGAAGGGCCGCCAACTACTATAAGACATTTAGGATATTTTTCTTTTATTCTTTTTGCAGTTTCAAGGCTGTAATTCTCATTCCACAAGTACATAGAAAAAGCTACAATACTTGGGTTTTTTATCTTAGCAACTACAGTATCAATATCTTCTCTTTTAAAAAAAATATCTTTCAAAGTGAAATGTTCGTCAATAGTAGGTACGGACTTACAATGAGCCCAGATAGAACCTACTGAATAAGGAATATAATAAAATTCAGTACCTGTAAAACTGGTAGATATTTGAAATAAATATAAGTTATACTCTTTCTTTTTTACCATATTGAAACTTCCCTTTTAAAATCGTCCACGGTGTTAACAATAGGTTTTCCTTTCGCATTTAAACTAGTATTAATTAGTATTGGGTAGCCGTACTGACGAGTCTTTTCCAATACTTTCCATAAATAAGCGTTTGAAGATCCTGTAACAGTTTGAAATCTTGCTGACATATCATGTGTTTTAAAATTGCCATCAATAATATCGGCAGTAAACATCATATAGGGACAATATTGAGGAACATCAAAATAGTTATCAATTTCTTCAATTTGACATACCGGTGCGTAAGGTCTCCACGAGTCTTCAGTTCTATTTTTTATCTTATTAAGTTTTTCAATGTTATCAGAAGTTGGGGCACATAGCAAACTACGATTGCCAAGAGCACGAGGTCCAAACTCAGCGCGTCCATTAATAACAGGGACTATTTCACCACGTAATATACGATCTGCACACTCATCTGCTGATATGTGATTAGAAGACTCTATACCGAGATAAACAGTTTGCCAAAAAGGTCTTTCAATTAAAGCAGCAGCACCTAAAGCACAACCCGCATCTCCTGCAGCTGGTTGGATAGCAATTTTATCCCACGGAGTTAATCTGAGTAGTTTAGTATTAGCAACACAGTTAAGAGCAACTCCTCCTGCATAGGCTAAATTAGACATACCTGTTTCTTTTTTTAACCAATAAGAGAGAGTTAAAAGAGTCTTTTCGAGAACAGACTGTACTGATGCTGCAATATCCCAATCTAGAGCACCTGTACCTATACCTCGTTCTAAATTTTGAAGTAATGTGTAATCACCTTCAAGAGATTGCCAGTTCAAAACATGCTTATGAATCCAGCTTTCCCACTTTGGTTCTCCATAAGCAGCTGCGCTCATAACTTTACACTCGTCTGAGAGAGGTTGAAAGCCTAAAAGACGGGTAGCTGCTGAGTAGAATAAACCTAGAGAGTTTGGATAGCGAAAACGTTTTATCCATTCGATCTGACCATTTCGATATACACCAAGAGAAGTAGAGTACTTATTGCCTATAGTATCAACAACCATAACAGCACACTCAGTCCAATCAGTCATACAGATAGAACTCATAGCATGCGATTCGTGATGATCTACTAAAACAGGTTTTGCTTTTGTAAATTTTTTGATATCAGACTTAAAGTCTTTATAAGTAGACTCTTCGTAAAAAGCAGCAAAGTCCCAATCATCCCAAGCATCTTGTAGCCACTTAATAGTATTTGTAGGAAATCTCTTATCATACTTCTCACGAGAAAATCGTTCTTCATGAGAAGCTCCTTTGATGAATCCATCTACTACAGAAACAGCAGCACTATCATGATGATATGAGCTCACTCCTAAAATCTTCATTAAAATACCTTTTTAATAATTTGTTATACTTTGATGTGTTGAACCCATTATAACCTACAGTACTTAAAAAGTCAACAAAAGTCCATCTTTCATTGTCAACGGTGGGTTGTATTCTGTGAACCATAAAACAAGGAAAAGTTATAGTTTTTCCAGGACTTGGGTTAATTATTGCTATAGTCTCAGATGGTTCAGGATAATCAAAATCAGCCCCTAAGTGTCCTGAAGGATTCCAGTTACCAATTTCAAGAGGTTTTCCTTCGGTTAAGTAAATGATACGTGTCCAAAACCTACCTGGTCGCGGGTTTGAGAGTTGCCTACCCTCAAAAGAAAAAGAATCTGAGTGCCAATCATAAACATCTCCCTGCTCAAGTAAAACAGCTGTTTTTCCATTTAAATGACAAATTGTTCTATTTTGATGATTAGAATCAGAGAAAGAATTAGCCTCTATATGTTTCAATAGAGGCTTGATATTATTTTTAACTAGCTCATTAGTATAAGTTTGTATACAATCTTGCCAGTCTTCATGAATAAAATCACGAACAGGCATCAACCCACTCTTTAATTTCTTCCCATTTTTGTTCTTCTTCTTCAAGATTTTGTTTACGAATGATTGTAGCAACTTTAGTGATTGTTGCAACAGGTAGTCCGTATTCGTTTTTGATGTCTTTTTTTAGTTCACCAATAGATTCGCGGATTGAATCGGCCTGAACCATTAAATCTACGATACGATTAATTTCTTTGCGGATTTCTTCTTGTAGTGCTTTTTCCATTTAGTCCTCTATGATACGTTGGTGTTAGCGGTTATAATTTTAAAAGTTTCTCTTATTTTGTTAGGTTTGCGGCGTACAAGACGGTTATCTTGAAGCTGTTGCATAGCTACATTGAACATGGACATCGATGTGTCCGAGCTTGACGTGGTGTCGCTCGATGAGCGGTGGATGAGTATCTTTTGATGAATAAGATTGAGTGCAGTGACTAGATTGGCAGAGCCTATCGCACGTGAACCTGCAAAGTCTCCATCTCTTCGAGGAGTGACAAGTTCCCACTGCTCGTTTTCCCAAACTGACCCATCATCATCGTCAAACACTTCAACTGGCATTCCAGCTAAAATTCTCCAAACTAGGTCTGCAGCCTCTTGGTTTTTCATCTGATCCAATCATCCCTGTAGGGCGTGGCGTAGAACCACGCTAGAGCGGTAGACACACGCTTCGCGTGAATCTGAGAATCTTGGCTCAATGCGTCAACAAACTCACGTTTGAACTGGAGCCAAGGATTACGTTCTGTTGTGACACGTTTGATCGAGCGTATATCACGTTGGTTCCAATGGTCACAGCGTTGTGCATAAGCTGGCTGAGAGTTAAGTGAACGTTCAGTTTCATCCAACTTCTGTTGGAGTACGTTGTACAGCTCTTGAAAAGCCAAGCTTTTCTCGCTAT